GTATGAAGAGATAATAGCATAAGAGGGATGTATTGGAGATTTAAAAACTCTTACATTTATTATATCAGAATTTTCCTGTCCTATCTTTATTAAAAATTCTTTCAGTTCCTCCTGATTTAAATCTTTGTATATAGCACTGAAGCTATGTTCAAAATATGCTGTTAAACCATCACGTTGCTTACCATCCTTACCACAAGGATTATAAATAATTTCTTCATTATGTTCTTCCATATATACATCTTGAGCTACTACAGAAGAAGACCATAAGTAAATAAGTAAAATTAAAAATATTTTCTTCATGCTTTTTTATATCTCATTTCCAAATCTTTTTTAATATTCTCAAAAGGATCTTTCCAATCTTTATATTCTTTCTGTCGGTATAAAGTTACACTATCATAATAAGGAGATTTATCTCCCGGCAATGCCCAAAGATAGTATGGTAAAATAGGAACAACAATCCATGTATCAATTCCCATAGCTGCTGCTAAATGTGCAACACTGGTACAGGAGGAAATAATTAATTCACATTCACTAATTACCTTACGAGTATCTTCCCATGTTTCTAATAATGGCTGCTCCATCCATTCTGGTACATCATCCGTATCACGTTGTAAACTGACAATATCCAGATCTTCAATAGCATCAAACATTAAATCTTTTGAGAATAGTCTATACTGTTCATGCTCAAATTGTGGATTACCTGACCATCTTACACCAACTCTACCGGGAATTGTATTTGCTGTCTTTGGTATATATGAAGAACCTGACAGAGTTTCATAAGTATGTTCTAAAGATACGACAGCAGACATACTTGGAAGCCAATAGTCATGGAATACTCCACATGCTGCTTCTGGTTGTATAACTGTAAAGTCTTCTGCAAACAACGAAGCTAATTCAGGAGAGCAACAGACAACAACTCTATTACCACGATCTTCAATCTCCTTGGCAAATCTGAATCCATGAATTTGATCACCAAGACCACCTTCAAGACGTAAGAGTACAGTTCCTTCTTCACCATTCCAAATAGGTTTGGATGATCCTATATGACGATTACCAAATACATTAATAAATCTTCCCTTATCTAAAAGACTATGCCCAAATCTAAAATTTCCTTTTCTAAGTTCATACCATCCTCTGTTAAATGCTGCTCTTGGATCATCAGGTGTTTTAATAGCAAGCTCATCTGCAAGACGTTGCCCTGTTATAAAATCACCCTTTAAACCTGCTGTTAATTGCTCGTCTAATAAATTCATTCTCTAATACCACCAGCATGATCAGTAGCAAATGTTATATGTACCCAGTCAGTCTCTGATCCAATTTGGGAAGGTGAACTTCTACTATCTACATCTCCTAGTCCTAATTGCCCACTCCCATTTTTACCCCACGAATATATAGTTCCAGAACTTGTTCGTGCCATTCCTTGATATAGTCCTGCTGCTATTTGTACCCAATCTGTTGCAGATCCGATTTGCACAGGAGATGACTTATTTACTTCAGTACCATCTCCAAGTACCCCATCATCCCCAAATCCACATGCCCATATTGTACCATCAGTCTTTAATGCTACCATATGATCATTTCCAACATTTACAGTATCCCAATCAGTTAACGATCCTACTTGAACTGGAGATGAATAATTAGTTGTATTTCCTTGTCCAAGCTCACCATATCCATTTACTCCCCATCCCCATAATGTACCATCAGTCTTAGTAGCCATTGCAATTTGATTCCACCGTGATCTTCCAATATGCTTCCAATCTGTAAGTGAACCTATTTGAATAGGAGAACCAACATCCTCTGTACCTCCATTTCCAAGTATTCCATCATCAAATGTTCCCCATGCCCATAGAGTTCCGTCTGTTTTAACTGCATGAGCACCATATAATCCTGTAGAAATATCCTTCCAATCTTCAAGAGAACCTATTTGGATAGGAGAACTTACAGCTACACCTAGTCCAGTAGGAGGACTTCTTCCCCATATCCAGAGTGTTCCATCCTCTTTAACTACACCACCAGCATATCGTCCACCACCTAGTGTAGAATTATCCCAATCTGTGTCATCATTAATTTGCACTGGTGACGAATAATTAGTCTCATCAGTAGCTAAACCAGTTCTAAAACTATTTGCATATCCCCAAGACCAAAGTGTTCCATCTGATTTAGTAGCAAATGTCCAGTATTCACCACCATCTACATCAGTCCAAGTTGTATCAGATCCAACTTGTACAGGAGAAGACCTATTTGTTGTAGTACCATCACCTAAAGCACCATAAGTATTTCTTCCCCACGTATATAATCCACCTTCTGTAACTGCACCAGCAGCAGCAGTAGCAGCAGCAACCATCATAGTACTTCTTATTAAACTCATTATTAATATCCGTTATTCTATAATAAACTAGTTTTCCGGTTTCGTAGGCCAAATCGGGTTAGCTGGATCTGGAGTATTAGCAGGAAGATCTCGTAATGCTTGACGGTAGGTAGCCCAAACTACTTTACCATCAGAAGGAGCATCTGGCATTTGAGTCCAATCTGTTTCATCTAATTTAGCATTTCGTTCTTTACGAAGTTCAGCCCACAACTTTTCTGTAGTAGGAACATAAGGTACATATTTTACAATCGTACCATTTTCATATGTATCGTGATTAGTTACATCATCAGGAGCATCAATCCAAAAAAGACTTTCAGATACTGGAAATGTCTTTCCATGTTCAACTATATCACAGATACGAGTACCTTGAATTAATATACTTTTCATTATGCAAACTCCATTACAATTACAATACCATCTGCTCCATCACCACCTGTTTTTGTTGCAGTACTTCCGATATTACAACCACCACCTCCACCTCCACCGTAAAGATTTCCATCAAAACCATTAGCACCAGAAGTTCCACCTCGTCCTGCTCCACCAAGAACACTTGGTCCTCCTTGTCCACCACAGCCTTCTGAACCAGATGCATTATATCGTGAGTTACCTATACCATCACTTCCTATTGCATTTACATCACCATCTGCTCCAGCACCTCCAGCACCACCATCTGGACCAGAGCCATTTGCTTGACCACCACCCCCTCCTGTTGCAGAACAAAGAGATCCAAATGAAGAAGTTTCTCCTTGTGTACCAGCACCCGTACCTGATCCACCAGCACCTCCTTCTCCAACTGTTACAGTTTCCGATGATGTACCAGATACATCTAAAAATTCTTCGGTATATCCACCACCACCTCCACCTCCACCTAAACGATCAGTAGCTCCACCACCACCACCACCAGCACCTTGTACTCGTACAAAGACGGAGTTAATACCAGCAGGTTTAGTCCACGTTCCATCAGCAGTAAACACTTGTACAGATTGCATACCACCACCACCAGCAGCATCTTCCCACGTTGCATCTCCATCTGCATCAGAAGTTAATATTTTATCAGCACCGGGAGAACCACCTCCAATTTTAATTGTACTTGCCAATACAACAGCACCAGTTACAGTTACAGTACTGGCAAAGTTAGCAGCTCCTCCAACACTAAGAGCACCAGCTATACTGACAGCACCACCTATAGTAGTTGTACCTCCAACAGTTAAGTTACCAACTAATATTGAATTTCCACTAACACAAACATCATCGTCAAATTCTGCTTTACCAACTACAGTTAAAGTACTTGCTAAATTAGCTGCACCTCCTACACTTAAAGCACCAGCTATACTTACGGCACCTCCAATTGTGGTTGTACCTCCAACAGTTAAGTTACCAACTAATATAGTATTACCACTTACACATACATCGTCGTCAAATTCTGCTTTACCTACAACAGTTACTGTACTAAGAAAATTAGCTGCACCTCCAACACTTAAAGCACCAGCTAAACTAACTGCTCCCCCTATAGTGGTAGTACCTCCAACTGTCAGATTACCTACAAGTATGGAATTTCCACTTACACATACGTCATCATCAAACTCAGCTTTACCGACTATAGTAGCTGTACCACCTACTCCAAGATTTCCAGTAAGAGTTGTATTTCCAGCTATAGTTACCGTACTTGCAAAGTGTGCAGCCCCACCGACACTAAGAGTACTTGCCAGACTTACAGCACCTGCTATTGTAGTAGTTCCTCCTACAGCCAGATTACCTACAAGAACTGTATTACCAGAAACACATACGTCATCGTCAAACTCTGCTTTACCTACAGCTGTAAGTGTCCCACCAACTCCAAGATTTGCCGTCAGTGTTGTATTACCAACTATAGTTGCTGTACCACCTACAAAAAGATTACCACCTATTGTAGCATTACCAACAGATATATTACCCGTTATAGCAACAGGAACATTAGTAAGATTAGCACCATCACCATAGAAGGCACTGGCACAAACCTTTGCATTTGCAGCCTGTACATTAGCTCCGGCTATTGTTACAGTACTGGCAAAGTTAGCAGCACCCCCAACACTTAATGTACTAGCAAGACTAACTGCACCTGTAATAGTAGTAGTACCACCTACAGCTAAATTACCTACAAGAATTGTATTCCCTGATACACATACATCATCGTCAAATTCTGCCTTGGCAGCAAAGGTTGCAATACCTCCTACACCTAATGTACCAGTAAGAGTTGTATTACCTTCAATGGTAACTGTACTGGCAAAGTTAGCAGCACCTCCTACACCTAATGTACCAGTAAGAGTTGTATTACCTGCTATGGTAACTGTACTGGCAAAGTGTGCTGCACCACCTACACTTAATGTACTGGCCAAACTTACAGCACCTGCAATTGTTGTAGTACCACCTACGGTTAAATTACCTACTAGAACTGTATTACCAGAGACACATACGTCATCATCAAATTCAGCTTTACCTACAACAGTTACCGTACTAAGGAAATTAGCAGCCCCTCCAACACTAAGAGCACCAGCAATACTGGCAGCACCTGCTACTGTTACTGTACCTCCTACAGCCAGATTTCCAACTAGAACTGTATTTCCAGAGACACATACATCATCATCAAACTCTGCCTTGGCAGCAAAGGTTGCAATACCTGTTTGTGCCAGTGTTCCACCAAGAGATACATTCCCTGCTACATCAAGAGTACTGGCTAATGTTGCTGCTCCTGATACACGAACCGTACCAAGAAAACCAGCAGCTCCAGATACAGTGGCTGTACTCAGGAAATTAACAGCACCTGCTACACTAAGAGTACCTCCAATAGTAACATTACCAGTGACACGTAAAGCTGAAACGGAAACATTCCCTGTAGATGGAACATTGGTAAGATTAGCCCCATCTCCGTAGAAAGCAGAAGCACATACTCGTGCATTAGCTGCTTGAATATTTGTTCCAGCTATGGTAACTGTTCCTGCTATATTTACAGTTCCACCAAGAGATGCATTACCTACTACAGATAAAGCTCCTCCTACACCAAGAGAATCTCCCATTGTAACTACACCAGTTATACTGGCTGTACCTGTAACTTTAAGAGCATCTGATAAAGAAACTACTCCACCTACATTTAATGTACTGGCAAGACTAGTTGCTCCTGCCACTGTTACTGTACCAAGTAAATTAGTAGCACCTCCTACACTTAGAGCACCTGCAACACTGACGGCTCCTCCAATAGTAGTTGTTCCACCTATATTAACATTACCACTTACGGATACATTTGTTTTAAATGTTCCAGTACCAGAAACTGTTACGGTACTTGCAAAGGTAGCTGCACCTGTTCCTTTAAATGTACCACTTACTGATACATTACCAGCCACATCCAATGTACTTCCCAGACTTACTGCACCTGTAATAGTGGTAGTTCCCCCTACAGCCAGATTACCTACTAGAACTGTATTTCCACTAACACATACATCATCGTCAAATTCCACTTTACTTACAAATTGAGATGTCCCACTTACATAGGCATTACCAACTACAGATATATTACCTACACAGACATTACCACCTACACTGGCATCAACCCCTGTTAAATTAGAACCATCACCATAGAAAGCAGAAGCACATACTTTAGCATTGGTTGCCTGTAGATTTGCACCAGCAATAGTTACTGTACCAGCAATACTTACATTCCCTTCAGCAGCTATAGTACCTACAACATCCAATCTTCCAGTTGATTTTACAGCATTTGTAGCAACCATAAAAGCAACATTGGTTCCATCTCCAGTTTGGAGTTGAGTAAGAGAAGCACTTACACCTCTATTGGTACTCACACCTAATTTTATAATCTGTTTATATGTATCAGATATTTGTCGTCCAGTTAATGTACTCATATTGCTTGCCACCATCTATCTTCTGCATCCCAATTATTAGTGGCAGCTTCCCAATTAATTTGTCTACCACCAGTATCAGGACGAGGATTGCGTATTGTTGGATCATCTCTTACATCAGGTACTTTATTTTGAGGATGATTCTTCAGATCAAATTGACCATCAAAATCCTGTGGGCATACCAGCATCCCATAACTATTCAATTTCATTACTCTATGTGGATAAACAAATCCACATGTATCACACATTGCCAGAGCATTCTTATTACTTGCCATTAAATATAACCTAATTTTGGCCTAAGAAATAGATTTGCTCTTTCTCTATCTTCTTCCATTGCCGTAAGTAATAATTGTTCATAATTAGATTTTAACATTCCTATACGATCTGGTTCTGTACCGGGAGTTTTCATGGAAAGATAATAAGATAGACCACAGGTAAGAGGAGGAAGGAATCTTTTAGGCATATCTGCATTCTGAGAGGCAGATTTATTTACATCTTCCAGTTCTCTTATACCTTCAATATTTAAAATATCAGTTGAATTTTCAGGAAGAGGCCAGAGATATATCGTAGGATTATCTCTATCTCTCTTTATACTAAACTGAGTAGGTCTTCCTGTTTGTGTCTTATTAGGTACAATTTGATATTCCTCAAAGCTAATTCTTTGAAGTTGAATATCTGTACTATCCCTACGTAATACTACTTCCAATGCATCCAATGTACTATCAGATAGTGCATAGGTAGTAGTACTTGTAATTACCGTTACCAGAGTTGTATATGTAGACCAGAGAAGAATACCTCTGTTCTGCCAATCCTTTAACATCAGATTAATAGAACGACGAGCAGAAGCAGGAGTATGACCAAGAGTTTGTTCACCCCCGATCATCTCCGTTGCTTCTTGGATCACCTCATCTATATCTAAATTAAAGTTAAATGTTCCTGATGTTGCCATATTAACTATTTCTTCTTTGTTGGATGTTCACCCATAAAGAATCCTGTAACACCTGCCACTCCACATGCAATCATGACTACGTTCTGCCATAAATCGGCTGGTACCATAATACCAACCATAGCTAGAACACCAGCCAAGGCTGCATAGGATGAAGGCTCTCTAAAACGATTTATAATATGATTCATGTTTTTCTCCTTGCTTTTGATTTTTTTAAAGATAATTTACTACCAACCTGTCTTTTAATAGTAGCTCCATGTTTCGCTACCCAATTTTTATAAACATTAGGATGGTTTATTTTTAAAAAATCTCTTTGTGCTTTTGATTGAAAAGGCATATTAAATCTTTCCACCTTTCTTATACCCTTTACCATAACCACGTAATGCGGCACCTACACCAATAGCACCACCTTTTCTACGTCTTACTATTCCACCACGTTTTCTTGATCTAAGTCCCATAGCTTCTGCAATCTGTTGTTCAGTTCCAGAAATAACCTCTTCACCTCGTTCTACTCTTGGAAAATCACGTTCAACTAATTTAATAGCTTCTCTTTCATACCACTTTTCTGATTTACCGGGAAATTTTTCTCTTAAAAAAAGAACTGCTTGTTCATGCTTTTCTCCATAATCAGGACGATGCAAAGAACGTAGTCGTGTATTTGGACCTCCTTCTACAATCTGACCACTAACAGGATCTACTGTAGCTGTACGTCTACCTCTTTCAGCAGGAGCAGGAAATAGATCTGCCCTTCTTGCTCGTTCAGACTGTTGAAGTATTCTGCCTATTTCACCTCGTTCTGATCCTTTTGTCATAGCTCTTAAAGCTGCAAGTCTATCAGTCGCTGTACCAGTTGGTCCAAATCCCGGCGTAACAGGAGTTCTCGTTGGAGTTTCTACTGTAGGTTTAGTTTTTTTTATTCTCTTGGCAGATTTCTTTCCTGCTCGTAATTTCTCTACACTAATATTAAGTTTCTTTGCTTCTGCCTTTTCAGCAGCAGTTCCTTTTCCACGACCACGCTTACGCTTGCGACCACGAGTTTCTTTTTTTACTATTGTTTTTATAATTTTACTAGCTACTGCCATAATACTCTCCTAGCGTTTCCGTACAGCACCACCACCACGAAGAGCAGCACCCATTCCTAATAGACCACCTGTAGATCGTTTTACAGTTCCACCTTTTTTATTATACTTAAATCTAAGTTTCTGCCCCGGTGTATGCTTCTCACCTTTTTCAAAAGTTTCCCATTCTCTTAAACCTTTTTCCCTTATTTTTCGTGCTCTTTGTAATCTATCAAGAATACGAGGATCTTTAATTTTTCTTTGCATAGCTGATATTTCTTTACCACTATAGTTAGCAGCAATAGTTTTAGCACTCAGACCTTTAAGTTGTGTTCTAATTCTTGACATTTCTGGAAGAGCTTTCTTTTCCAATGCAGCTACCTTTTCAGGTTGTACACCACGTTTAGCTTTCTTAGCTCCTGCTTGAGCTTCATGTATTTTAGCTTGTTGTCTTGCTTTTGTAGAAGCACCATGCATTTGTATATCCTGTCCTGTTGAGGCTTCTGGACGTTTACGACTTTTTGATTTCAATTTCCGTTGAACACGACCTTTTTGTAATGCTCGTACACCTTTACCTAAAAATTTACTTAACATAATAACCTCCTATTTTATATGAATATTACGGACGCTATTATGGTCCAGTTTAAATGACTTACCCTTTTCATAACTCTCATCTGTTACTACAGCATGAGGAGTTCCTACAACATCTGGTCCTTTACGTGCAGCACCATAACCTTGACCAGTTGGTTTTCCATTGACCTTTTCCAGATCTGGTGGACTTTTCAATAATGTGTGCGGTCCCATTTTACTCTCCTATGAATATAATTTGGACACATACTTATTACCATCGTGTCCTGCGTAAGTTTTCTTAGTCTTTTTTTTATGGAGTTTACCTCCATGCATTTTCTTTACCGTTCCACCAGCTTTATATAATCCTCCTACAAGTCTACGAGGAACTTCACTTGGAAGACGTTCTCCAACAGTACGAGTTGGTACATCAGCAGCTTCTGCCTTTTGTTTCCATTCACCAATTCTACTAACTCCTGTTCTTCCTAGTTCTTTTACTGGTGTTATAGGATGACCTTTTCCTAAACTACCAGCCAATCTTTCCCGTTTAGCTTTCTCCAGATCTGCTTTACTTACTCCTACAGGCTTCTCTGTCCTTTTCTTCTCTCCTAAGTCTGGCTTCTTCTTCAATCTAAATTGAGGAGGATTATACTGACTTGTTCCGGTTCCCGGTATTTGCTCCCATTTATCTTTCCATATATTGATTTGCTTAACAGTTTTACCTTCACCAGTTGTACCTTTTCCACCACCACGTCTATAAATCTCTTTAGGTATTTTAGTACGGTTAACCATTACTGTGCTCCTTGTATTACAGGATTAGGTCCACCCACTGGATTACGAGGAGTCTCCATATCGTCCTGTCTCATTCTACGAGATTGATTTCTAAGTGCATCTATTGAATTTTGATAGCTACTTTCCCATACTTGTACTACATCCCAGCTCTTGGTAAACTTGGCAGACTCAATCATACAGGCATTGAATAATGCATTATAGGCAAATTCACTAAAATAGTTGGAAGTTGTCGCACTTGTTCCTGTTGCGGATGCTAATGGAATTGGTCTGCGTGTATATTGTATTTCTCCTGTCAAGGCAGAAGTTGGAGTTGGTACTATATAAATAGCTGTATTATTCTTACGTGCATAATAACGTGGCGTACCTACTGATGCACTGGCATAAGGCCAATAATCTATAGCATACTCATAAGTTCTTTGCAGAAGTGGAGTAATAAGAGCAGATGTACTTGTGGTAAAACTTACATTCCTTACGACCAATGAATCCACAGGAAGACTTACTGTTGGACTGGATGCGGTAAATGTAAATGAGGTAAAGTTATCCAGACCGGGATCATCAATCTCTTTTACCAGACGATCTTCAGCCTTCTCAACAAACTTTGGAATCTGATTTGCAAACTCCGTTGAGTCATTCTCTGCCGTATTTATAAGGTCAGTCTTTAGAAATGAATAATTAGGCATAGGATGTTATCCCAATATGGCAGTTACTGGTCCAGCATCTGGTGCAGATACGGTTACTTTACCATAAATGGCTACACCAATTTCTCCCATGTATACATCAATTGTATCATTTGCCTGAATAGCCAATCTAATGGCCGTTCCCTGTGCAGTCTTATTTGTAATCTGCTGCTCACCCTTTAATTCAATTATTCCTGATACAGTTGCCGTAGCATGAATAGCCACTACACGAGTAACTGTACCATCACCACCTACAGTAGCTCCTGTATCTACCCTTTTAAGTGGGCCACTTCCAACTGTTGCCATTGCAACTGTAAGATTTGAAGCCATATTATTCTCCTTTTATTTAAACTTTACCACCAGCTTTATAGCCTTGCATTATTTTACCACCAGATTTTCTTTTTACTAAACCACCAGTTTTCCATTTGTTAGGTAATGTATCAAGTCCTTGACTTATATGCTCTCCTACTTCTGCTGGATCAAAACCTCTATCTCCTAAGATATCATAAATTTTTAAAGCTCTTTTAGAATTACCTAAATCAGAAAAAGATAAATCTGCAAGTTCATCATAATATTGTCTACTTGATTTTTGGGGCATATCTAATCTCCCTAAACTTTACCACCGGCTTTATAACC